TATCGTATGCTACTACGCAATACGCTGTTTCGTCGTTTTGTGCGTCTAAACCGACTGCAAGGTCAACTCCTATCACTATATCACTATCTTCTAATGGTGACTCAAAACCGATAGTTGTATCTAAGCATGGTTCAATAACACCCCACGGTATAACTGCTGTATCAGGGTCAAGTGGATTTAACATATATTCTGACTCGAAAGCTCTACTACCCATAGAATGTCGTTCTGCTTCTAACCTATCTATTGTCCAATATTCAGGCCAACGTGGAGTTCCTTCCTCAGTTAACGCAGGATGCCAAACGTGACTCCAATCAGAACTCTGCCTAATCCAATCTGTAGCGTCTCCTACTCTCTTCTGTGTTCCAATTAATAGTATCTGACCTTCAGGCAATCTCATCGGCATTACAACTCGTTTAATGTAGTGAATAACCTTAGCATCAGAGTTACGTGCAAACTCTTCTAGAACGTCATCCATAATGATTAGGTGAACGTGTGGGCCTTCTAACGCTTTACCAATAGATGCTGCTCTAACTCTACTACCATTCCTAAAATACTTTGCACTTTTTCTCCATGAACCTGAATCTTTCCTGCCTTTTATGTGACCGTTTAATCTCCATGACCTTCTGCATAATTCTTCAAATTGTTCCATTTTATCAATGGCTTGGTCTAATGTTGCTGAAACATATAATGCTCTAAAGTTAGGATATTTGTGCATCATGTAAGCACAGTAGCATAAATTAAAAGTAGTCTTCAAGTGACCTCTGGCACATATTATACCTGTGTAAAATAAGTCTGAATTAATAGTGTTCCACCATTCTTTGTGCATATCACCTAAAGGAACAAACTCACTAGGCTCTTGTTTCATAAAGTCGAATAATACATCGTTAGCAAAGTCTAGGAACTCTACGTCTCCTTCATCTAAACCGTTAGCGAGTAAGTGTTGTGTAAACTTATCTAATCCTTCTATTTCTTCCATATACCTTGTGCTGCGTGTGCAGTGATTCCTTTTATTTCTTTGTTATACAAATAATCTGATAGTTCTTGTATGTTGTTAGTCTCGTATACTACTTCTCCTGTTTCTTTATCACAAACTCTAAACATTAATTAAAGTCCTTAACCATTTCTACCCAATACCTTATTGTTCTGTTTATTTGTTTCTTAGATATTTTTGCCTTCTTCATTGCTTCAGGCAACTTCTCTGCTACTTCTTCTATTAGCGTATCCTTGACATTCTTTGCACCTTCTAACTGCAATAATAGTCTAATGATGTTAACCATTTCTGCAGGTCTTATTTCATACTGCGGTTCTTTTAGCTGAGATATAAATTTAGCTTGAACTGCTTGTAATGTCTTAATATGTCTGTTAATGGAACGGGTTGCAGTGCTGTTCGTTTCGGAACGTATAGCACTTCTTTGTTTATCTAAAACGTGTTGCCACATTTCTTTTGATGCCCATCTACTAATTGTAGTATGACTTAGTTTAATTTCATGTTGTTCTCTAAGCTTAGTGGCTATTGTCTTATATCCTAAACCTTGTAGGAATAACGTTCTGGCTTCTTCTTTTAGTTTATCATCGTATCTTGGCATTTATTCTATCCTTTTTTATTTTAACTCTATCTGCTTCAGTCTTTTGTGCATTCTTTAATTCTTCACCAACAGGTAAACAAGCCCACATCTTTTTTAGGGAATAATACACAATAGTATATCTGTAAGAATATTTATCTTTTAATCGTAAAGGACTAACACCATGTAGATATTTTTGTCCATCAAAAAAGGTTACACTGTTACTTGGTAAAACAATGTGAAAGCCAAACTCAGGATACAGTAAGTTACCTCCAGACAATCCTTTAGTAAATGATACCTGACAACTATAGACATCCTTAAAGTTCCCTCTATCATAATGATATACTAATGCGTTATTCTTGTTTACTATTCCTGAAGTAAATACTGTTCCTTTAATTCTCCAATCATCAAGGACTTGTTCAGTAGTAGCGTTATGAGATTGCCATGTGTGTCCTAGTGTTTCCTTATACATCTGATTAACTGTGTCTGCTAAATGTTCAAGTTCTTTGTAAGCTTTAGGTGCATCCTCATGCATATTAGTTGATGAGCAAAAGTTTTTCATAAAAACAGGTCTACGTGGAACATAACCAAATATTCTGCTTAATGTCTTTTCTCCGCCTGTTCGTTGATTCCAATCAAACTTTACTCGCATTAAATGTTTAGCTACCTTACGGCATTCTTCTGGCAACATCCTAATAGAAATAATATGTTCGTCTCCGCAATATACGTCACAAGGCTCATCTATTCTGAGAGGCCCATCTGCTGTTGCTACTTTCTTTCGTTTATATTCTTTAGGATTAAAGTTAGGTATTCTCTGAACTTCAATTCTTTTCATCTTTTTTCCACCTGATTAATATCTCGTTATCTCGTTTAGAATTATCCTTGACAAAGTTAGGCCACTTCTTTTTTAATCTGCGAATGTTCTTTTGTTCTGTCTCTGGATTCCTATATTCTACTACTCCACCTTTGTTAGTATAATGTTTAAAGTGTGGCATAATTCTGTTACAACGTAAGGCTCCTCCGTATTCTTCACAATGTTGTAGTGTGTAGTCATAATCTTCTTTTAGATTTAACTTTTCATCAAATAATAATTTACAAGGTTTAACAATTAAAAAGCAACCAATAATAAAAGCATCATAATGAAAAGCTTTGTGAAAAAAATATAGATTAGTTGTAGTTGCTACTCCTGCTAATTTGTAATCTGAGTTATCAAGTTCTCTAAGCATATACTTTGCTGTCTGTGTAAAGTTAACTTCTTTCTTTTCTTTTTTAGATAATACAAACTCTATTTTTTCTAAATCATCATCTAGTTGTATACAATTTAAATTATTAGTAAAAGCTAATTTTAATGCTAAATTACGGGACTGAGTAAGGTTACCACCTTCTACTACTTTCAATGCACCTGCGTCTCTGTATGCCTCAGCTTCACCTTCTCCAACAATCCATGTTGCAGGGCCAACCTTCTTTCGCATATTCTTAACATTCTCAGGTCTGCCACTTGAAATAATGGTTACAAACGATTTTAGTGCAGGTCTATTCATGCCTTTCTAATAATTGTATTACTACGTCACTATAAGACTCTACTTCAAACTCTTTAACAAGTTCATCAAATCTAGCAGTAATGCCTTCGTAATCTTGTAAAGGATAGGATAATACTATTACTCTAACATCTCTTTCATCATATACTTCTGGAGTGTCTAATTTATCAGGGTCTTCTTCTCTTAATTCTTCATCAAGGTCATCCTGTCCTAAATCCCACAATAGAGTATCAAGCTCTTCTTCTGTAAAACCTGTTAATAATTCATCAACACTATTATCATACTTTAATTCTTTAAGTAAGTTTGCAAGTTTAACATCATCCCAGTCTCCTGATATTTTGTTAAGTGCAACGTTTAATAGTTTAGCATCATTGGCACTGACATCCATAATTATTACTGGAGCGGTTTCCCATCCTAATGCTTTAGCAGCTTCTATCCTTTGATGTCCGCCAATTATCATGTTATCCTTTTTTCTAATAATTGCAGGGTCAACAAAGCCAAACTGTTTAAGACTGCGTTTTAGGCTTTCCATTTCTTCAGAGTCAATGTTACGAGGATTATATGATGCAGGTTTAAGTGAATCAATATCTACTTCTTCAATCTTCATTCCATTCCCTCACGTATGTTTTGATAACTTGCCTTGCTAATTCTGAAACAGGTCTACCTTGTTTCTTAGCTATCTTGCTAAATTCATCCCAACTGTGTTTAGTTCCTTTTGGGAAAGTTAGCAAATATTGATACGGTTTGTTTTTGTATGCCATGTTTAGTTAATTCGGATTAGGGTTATATAATCATGCTTCACGCTTTAACCACGTATCCCATTCCTCCTCTGGGAACTTAAGTGCTACCCATGCCATCTTAGTTTTAATATTATTATAATTATCTAAAATAGTAGAACGTTTT